TACTACCGATGTCTGCTACTGTGGAAATGAAGGTATAGATGAGTTGGATGCAGGTGTATTCTTCGTAGTTGGATGCGATTTGTGATATCCATGGAAAAGACGATTCTAGACCAGGGTTGATAGGATAGGATTGTACGTTGAACGTTGTTGTAGGCCCAAAAACGTCTCCTAGATAGACCTTTCTCGATATGGTAACAGCTCCTGTCTCATCAGAGGTTGACGAAAACGATGGGACTTGGTCGGCATTGTTGCCATCAATGAGTTCGTTAGTGTATGCTCCTCTTCCGGTATACATTCCGTAACCGGACATTTGGAGTGCCGTGGAAGCTAATCCACCAGTGTATTGGTCAGCAATACCAGCGCCAGCGTTGAGCAATGCCTTCCCAGTTGCTCCACGGGCGAATTTGTTTAAAGCGTGACCGAAATTGTACTTACCTCTTCCTGTCATTTGGAGGTATTCTTTTCTTCTTCTCATTCTATCTCCAACCATTCCGGGTCCTGCCCCGGCTAAACCAGCTAAAGCAGTGACAGAGTCATTGAATCTGGCTTCTTTGGCTTGGTCATCGATTGCTTTAGCTAGTGCATAAGCAGGTCGCGATAGTCTCTTTCCCGAACTTTTTTTGTAAGTTCGTCGGTAGTTTCGTCTAGCTGGCATAATTGTGACTTCTTTGTCAGTGTTGGTTCTGACCAGGTCATATGATCAGGTCGAGTGACCAGGTCATATTACCGTACTGTATAGTTTGCATAAATGAGTGATTATCCATTTCCACGTGTAACGTCGAGTAGAGACGTAGGAAGAAAGTGGAAGCGTCGTAACGAATTGGTAGATGAGTTGGTGTCTGAAACACCAGAAGAAGTATGGAAGCGTGAAGCGAGGGATTATTTAGTAGATACAGAGGAGCGTTTAGATAAAGCAGCTAAGCAGTATTACCAGACGGTAAAACGTGACCCTGACGCCAGGGAAGCACATTACCAGCGTCAGATGAGATTTGTACATAATCGTGAGAATGAATTTGCTGCGCAAAGTGGTAAACGTCAAGAGTTGCGAATGTCTGGTCAGGGTGCGTATCGAAGTAAACGCGGAAGTAAAGGTAAACGTAAAATGCCGAGCCGTACGTATAAGGCTCGGCAAAGGCGACATAAACGTAAAATGCCGAGCCGTACATATAAGGCTCGGCGATATAGTCCTCATCGTAAATATGCTTATTTAAAGAGGTTTGAATTAAATCCACGGGCCGTAGCTTTAGCAGCTATGGATATCATAGATGGTGATATGACAGCTACGCAATCTAGTCAAGCTAGTCACTCATTGCCGTGGTTCGATTCTGATCAAACTAGTTATAGAATGAAACGTAGTCGTTTGGAATAGTAATTAACCAATTTTATTTAAACTCAAACTTAATTGCTATCGTAAAAAAGGAAAGCGCCCTTTGGTGACAAAGGGTAAGACTAGTTAATAGACTCGAACAATCCTAGGCAGTCGTTGAAATCCCAATCGTCTAGGCATCCTTCCGAGAGGCACGATCCTGTGATATTAAGGTCCAAATCGCAGTGTCCAAAAGGTCCTCGCATGCTTCCTCGGTCTCCGACTGGGAACTCTCGATAACATTCATTCGGCGACGTTTGTCGCGTGTGGTCGTGGAGACTGAAGCAGTCTCTGGCGAGCCTGGTAGGTTTTGGACATAAGTCGTCCAGGAATTTCCAGTCGATGGGCTTGTTAACGTCTGCGGTTGCATGCCAAAGTTGTTCGGTGGGACTGTAGGTTCGAGGGCTCTGTTCTCTTCCCTCGGACTCAGAGATATATCCATCATTTGGAGGTTGTGATTCAACGTAGTTGTCGGGGTTATTCCAAAAGAAGGGTGACACTGGGTGTCTAGATACGGTACGATGCAGTCCTTCGTGAAGTTGATTTCCTGGGTGATTCGGCGTTTGAACTGGTCTATCAGTTCCTCTCCGACCCATTCCATGTCTTTCAATGTTGATTCGATGTCTTTTGGACATGTTATGAAGATCTTCTTTGATATGAATTGATGATTTCCATGTTTGGACTGAACTTGCATCGGGTAGCGATCTAGTAGAGCCAACATGTAATTGAATGGCATCTCCTTTGAGGGTCGGTAATCGTCGATAATTACTTCCTTCTGACCCGCGTATCCACACCACCATTTCGTATTCGGGTCTTTGTAGTATGGGGCTTCCGTGTTCTCGTGTGCCCATCGGGATTTGCCCGTGCCTGTCTTCCCCCATAACCAGTAGACAGTCATCGGCCAATTCCGTTGAGGTTGAAGCATTGCTTGCCATTTCGCTAGTCCCCCATTGTATTGAATGAACTGTTGTGGACATTGTAAGGCAACATCATATAAAGTACCACCAGAATTAATAACATCAATTGCAGCAGCGAGATCGGTGCGCGTACCTTGTCCTTTTGGAGCTACTCCAAATTCGTGGTATTCTTGTGGTTTCCAATTGTCTTTGTTGGAGTCGGGTTGTTTTTTGTCAACAAGTCCTTTGCAATAATCAATCATGGCTTGATGATTTGTATTGAATGGTTGAGTGCATTGCCAATGAGAGTGAACTCCGAGGTCGTCTAAGTTTTTTTTCAGTGATTTGATGGAATGTTTGTTCTTGCACATTGCATAACCCTGAAGATGCGGAGTTCCTGTGGTCGGACATTTTTCTTCTCCAACAATCATGTAAGTCAAGATTTCTGCTTTGACAGCTTCTTCAATAAAGGTTAAGTCATCTGGAGTCCAATTGCTGATGACCACCATATAGTTTCTTACTCTGGAATCTTGTTTTCGTAACATGTTAATTGTGTTTTTTTTCTATTAGGAACTTTTTTGACCTGGTCAATTTGTACTGCAAAACTGAAAATTTTGAAAATTAAATGTTACTGTTTTGTACGTGGGCAAGATGACCGAAGGTCCCAAGGTATTCTTGCCCACTTCTGGTCAAGGTCAAAAGTTGTATTATAGTTAGATAGTGTCTTATATAGTGTGAAAACACTGTTGGAGCTACTGAGAATGTTGTTGTGTGTGATCTGATCGACATCTCAAACTCTTTTTCCTCCTTGTCCTTTAAAGTTTGTTAGTAAAAAAGAGGACGCGTAACCGCGGTTTTCTCCTGACCCACGAGGGTATCGTAAGATGTGAGTGCATGGTTCGACGGAGAAAATTGTAACGTCGATGAATATGTAGGTATTAAGTACCTACTAAGTGTTTAATTTTAACGGATTTTTACTGTTTTTATACGGAAGCTTGGCCGTACAAAACAGTAAAAGTTGTGTATCGTTTTTCGAATTGCTGTAAAACGATAAACACGGAGCTAACCCTAGGGGAGCATGCGGTGGCGGAGCCCGAGCGTAGCGAGAGCGTGCTCCTTACCTAGGGTTAGCGTAGAACTTTGTTTAGGGTGAAACAAAGGTTGTTTATGTACGGTAGCGTTGCGGGCGTATTTAGGTTAGGGTAATGGATAATGTAAATTTATTAATTAAAAACAATTAAAGTGCAGTAACGACGCCTGAAGCGTTAACTAGCATAGGGGCGTCGCTTGAGCCTTGGTTTTGGTTTTTGTATGAACCAATAGCGTTGTATTCGCGAATGATTAGTTGTGACTGGGCTGAGGAAGTAGTACTCCACGATCCAATTGTAAGCAGCGCAGCATTATTAATACCATTTGTTGCAGGTGCAAGACGTACGTGGAAAATTGCAATGCAACGATTAGCGCCGCCGGCTGGACATGATGATATTGAGTCGTAGCTAGGCGTGTCGTTTGGAACTAATCCAGCTGCGTACATATCATTGACAGCCGTGATATTCCCTCCATTTGGGAATTCAATCGTTGCCCACGTATCAGTTGCTACCAAGCTTGTAGCGCTTTCTATGATATACATGATTTCGTAGTAACCAGCTGCTGATTGCGGGAAAATTATTCCTAATTTTTGGCTTGTGGTTCCGATGTCGGTACCAGGATTATTGGTTGAGGTTAAACTTGAGCATAGTTGACAATTTAAACTGTTGGTCACTCCCGTCAATAGAGTTGCTCTAGTGCCTAGAGGTGAGCCTGTACCAACATTATTGGAGACGTAGAGATCTTGCGAAATTGCATATCCTCTTCCTGTAAAATTTTTCGGCTTTCGAAATTGGAATGTATATGAAACCCACAATTCTCCAATTTGTTGGTTTTGGTAAAGGGTTGGAACGTTGCTGACTGCTAGGCAGAATGTTCCATGGTCGTATGCTTTGATGTCTTCTGTTGTGGGTAGTGGAGTACTGCGGATGTATTTTCCTTCTGATCCGCTTAGTTTGTCAGGATCGCATTCAACTGCATGCATTAGGTTGTCTGACGCTTTGGCAGAACAAGCACCAACATATTCCATCATTTCTGCTTTGTCTTGGAAGATGGGTCTATCTGGATTGTAGTTGGTTGCCATGATTACTGTGCCGATTTGGCCAGTTGTACTACCGATGTCTGCTACTGTGGAAATGAAGGTATAGATGAGTTGGATGCAGGT